TGTTGATGGTGATTTGACGGGTGGCATTACTTCCCCTTGGCTGGCTTTTTGGCCGTTTTGGCAGACTCTTTGAAGTCTTTGGCGGTGGGTGCACCAGCCGCGCCGGGTTTGCGCATCTTCTCGCCAGAACCTGCTGCGATGCGGGCGCGTTTGGCGTTAATATTTGCATAGAGACCGGGTTTTGTAGCCATGTTACATGCTCCTTGATAGAAACTGACCATTGATTGAATTTCGGTCCAGCGGACTGACAACAATCGGGTGCATTCGGGCGTGTTCGATTGTTTTCATCACGCGCAGGTTTTCAACTCGATTGTCGCTGTGAACGCCGTTGATGTGGTCAACTTGTTCACCCTGTTCCAAGGGCTTGATGAATGCGTCAGCCACAAGGCGGTGAACCAGTTTTTGCTTACCCCGAACATCACGGGGGCCACCGTCACGCAAATACACCTCAATGTACGGGCGTTGACGACCATTATCGGGTTTGGCACGTAAAGCCATCATGCGCTCAAGCACTGGCACCATGCCGTCACCTTTGCCTTTTCTGACTCGCGGCAGCGACTTGACCCGACCAAGTGTGCTTACTTGGTAGCGTCCTTCGTAACCACGAATGTCGGCCCACATTTCAACATTTCCAGCGTTGCATTGATGCTCTTGCCCGGCTACCCTTTTCAGATTTTTCTGCGATAGGTGCCATTCTAGCGCAGAACGAATCTTTACGGCCTTGGTCGGCCTTGGTCTTGGGGCTGGGTGCGGGAGCCTTCAAGTTGCTGCCGATCTCCCGGTTGTACTTGGCTCGGCCCTTTTCAGTCAGGCCAGCGCCCTTGGATGCGGGCAGCTTTTCGCCGCGACCAACACTGAGGGAGACACTTTTCTTGGTAGCCATCACGAACCCATCCATGAAGTTGTGGCCGCACCGTTTTGAGCGTTGCGCCGGGTGATTGTGCGATCATTGTACTCCCGATGTGCCACGGGGTACGCGAATGTTACAGCGATGGCGTCAGCCGCATCCGGTGACGCAACTCCACGGGCTTTCATCTCTTTTTTCCCCTCCAAAAAGATGGTGCCAGCCGAGTTGGGCTTCTTCATCGGACCGGTCATGTCGCTTTTCAGCAACCTGTCCTGCGGCAAGCTGGCGGTCTTTACCCAGTCGCGCATGGCTCCCCAAATCTCGGCCCGCTTGTTGCCCCACATCACCGGGTTCTTGGCCTTCCAGCCGAAGTTGACCCCGCGCACTTTGTACTTCTGCTCGTTCAATCTGTCAAGGATGCCGTACCCCAGACCTCCCTCGTCGATCACGGTCAGTGCTGGCCGGTACTCCTCGATGGCGTCGATGACGTGACCCACCACGCTCATGGTGTCCTCGCCCTTGAACCGCTTGATCGCCACGATGTCACGCCCACGGCGCACGGCAATCACGGTGCTGTCCATGCCGCCCCGGGCCGGGTCTACGCCGATGATCACGGGTGCGGTCATGTCCTTGTACTGTGGCCGCTTCATGGCATCATCCACAACGTGCGGTGCGATGAACTGGTCTTGGCCGCTTTTGGGGAAGTCACCGTACACCTCGACCCGTGCTTCGTCCGAGTCTTCGCCGTACTCGTCGATGATCTGCTGGTAGATACTCTTGTCGGTACCCTCAACCTGACGGGCGTCGATCTTGCGCGATCTCCAAAAGTCCCGCTTGCTGCCGTCCACAGCCTCGTAGAAGTACCCGGTGTTGCGACGACCGTTGCTGAACGCCAGCCAGTACCGGTCCAAGATGTTCTCGGTAAAGAAGCCCGCAGCCACGGACCAGATGCTGTCTGGGATACCGCTGGCCTCGTCGAAGATCACCATCATGCCGTCCATGTTGTGCACACCGGCATAGGCGTCTGGGTTCTCCTCGGACCACAGCTTACCCTCGGCACCCCAGTACCGGGTGCCTTTCCTCAAGTCCCTCTCAACCAACTCGGTCAACCACGATGCAGGCTGAAGGCTCGTGGCAGTCGGCTCCCACCAGTGGGCGTTCAGGGCCATCGTGACCCATTTAGTCAACTCACCCCACGTCACCTTGCGCAACTGCGACTCGCTGTTAGCCGACACGATGACTGAACTGCCAATCCGAGTGGACAGCATCCACAGGATGAGCCATGACACGAGGGCAGACTTACCCACACCCCGGCCCGAACTGACCGCTTGCCGCATGGCGTCGATCAACTCGTCGTTACTCAGCTTACCCTTGTTGTCTTTGAGGAAGTCACGAATCTCACGCAGCACCTCGCGCTGCCACTTACGAGGTGATTTGAAGTGCTCAAGGGGTGTGTTCTTCTGCCCCCAAGGGAACACGAACAGAACAAACGCCTCGGGGTCATCTTTGATGGACGGACTCCAAAGCTGCGCCATGAGTGTCTGCTCATCTTCGGGCGAGTAGCGCATCTTCTGCATCAGTCATTCTCCAATCGAGGTGTCACGTCGATCACCTCACCCTCAATCACACGAGCCTGTGCCTGAGCCAGTGCTTCAGTGATAGAGATAGTCCCGCCGAGTTCAATCTGTTTGGTCTCGCCGTAGCGTTTTCTGTTATGCGCCGACATGAGCCATTTGCGCGTGTCGATGCGCAGCTTGTCCCTGTTGACCGTATCAGGCGATGACGGGTCCATTGACTCCACCCCATCGGCAATCTCGATGATCTCGCCCGCAATGAACTCGGTACGCATCTCCTGCGCCTCCTTGAACCGCTCGTTCCTCTGGGGGTCACGCTTGATCCAGCGCAAGAAGTCCTCGTAACTCACGAGGCGTGGGTCATCATCGACGAGTGACTTCAGTGATCTGCCCCGGTAGACCTGTTCGATGAAGTTCTCGAACATGTTTTCGTATTGGAGATGCAGTAGCTCCCGCGCTGCCTTGGACGGCACTGATGGCGTCGAGGAAGTGGGTTTAGGCACGGACAGCCAGTTTGGAATTTGGGGTTCATCGGTGACAACCGTGCCTACAAACGAAGTGGGTGCTTGTTTCATAGTGCTGTAAGTCTATCACGGGATATTGATTCTGTGTGTACGGAGGTTAGTTGAATAACTGTACCCAATGGGTTTTTCAAATTTGAAAAAATTTTCACGGAGTTTGTGGTGCCTACGTAGCCGGACCATCGGGCTGCTCGGCCCTACCCCCTCCCCCTCGGCGCTGACACCCCGGCATCCACCCAATGGGTCAACCCAGCAACCCTACACCCAGCGGGTCAAGTCACCCAATGGGTACAGCATCCAGCACCCTAAACCCAGCACCCAGTGGGTGCAATGGACCATTTGACCCAGCACCCAACGGGTGAACAATGGTGCACTGTTCCCATGTTCCCAACTACATGGCACAATTGTGACAGTTCGCCCTCCGCGCAGGCGAGGCAAAAAGAACATACGATTTTAGAAAAGGTCTTTTAATCCGTGAATCCTAAAATCCATATACCCCGTTTGAGTCAATCTGTCACAGTTGTGCTATAATGCTGGGAACATGGGAACAACCTGAAAGGCTAGACAAATGACACATGAAACCCGTGAACAACTCGAAGATGCAGTTTTTGACGCTTACCCCTCACTCGATATGGATGTAATCGAATCCATGCCAGATGACGAACTGCGCCACTTGCTGAATAAAGACAAGCCCGAAGCGGTGAAGCCTAAGCCGGTGAAAGAACCGAAGCGGGTGGCGATTAAACCCACAATCGAACGGATCGAACCCGAAGCCCTTGAAGATGCGTTCATCGTGGCTAATGGCCGATTGATGCGGCGCTTGATAGTGCGTCAGACTATCGGCCAATTCAGCAGCGAGACAGTGCAGCTCGAACCCGTTGGCGAACGTGTGCGCTTTGCCGGGCGCATCTATCGTGTTAGTCATTTGCTGCACTGGTTCACAACTGGTGAGTGGATCAAGCGAGTGAGTAAGGCTGAGAAAGTGCAGCGCTACCGTGCGAGGGTGCGCACCTCGAATGGGCTGGTGCACCTCGGATACTTTGCGAGTCAGAGTGAGCGAGACGCGGCAGTCTTTGCGTATCGCCTAGGGATAACACCTAGTAAATAATTCACCCATTGGGTATTGACACACTTACCCAATGGGTTAGAATTGAGCCATCATCAACCAGTAACCGTAAAGGAACCGACACCATGAACAAGCATCAACTGACCTACATCGACATGTACCCGCAAACCATCACCAGTGCGGAGCCTTCGGGCTTTGCCATCTGGTGCGGCGCTGCCTGTGTGCTGGGTGCGCTGTACCTCTTGACCGTTGTTCTCTTTTCTTTGTAACCCGTAACCCTGTAAGGACTGACCATCATGAAAACCACTGTTTCCCGCTATGACTTCGAACGCGCCTTTGCTGACGCTGACCGCAAAGAAAACTTCAGCTATGAGGGCTTGTCTGTCTTGTTCGACTATCTGGAGGACTATGAGGAGCAAACCGGCGAAGAACTCGAACTCGACGTTATCGCCCTGTGCTGCGACTACTCGGAAGACACCACCGAAGCCATCGCCCGCAATTACTCGATTGATCTGTCGCACCTTGACCCTGAGGATGACGACTATGAGGAACAGTGCACCGAAGCCGTGCGCGACTACTTGGAAGCCTATACCACTGTCGTCGGCGAGACTTCGACCGGCTTTGTCTATTCTGCGTTTTAAGGGGTACACCATGAGAACCGACTTCAAAATCTACCCGCGCAAAATTCACGTTTACTGCAAAGGCGCACCCAAGACAGCGCCCCACTTGTCGCAGTTCTACGCATGGTCAACAAATGCTTATCGAACATGCCGCGAAGCCGTGGCCGCTGCAAAGGCGCTGCACCCTTCCCAAGAATTCACCGCATCATTTGCAAAGGATTGAAAAATGATCGACTTGTCTAAACTCGACCCCGTAGACGCCGAACGCATCGCATACGCTGAGGGCTTCACGGGCGTTGCCGCCCTCTATGCTCGACTGTCTGACGCTGAACACCTGAACAGCACCAATGAAGACGAAATCGACAAGCTGCGGGATCAGGTCTTAGACCTTGAAACCAAAACGTCACACCGTGAGGATGACTTGTCCGAACAAGTCGATCAGCTTGAGGCTGAACTCGAAGACATGCGCCAGACCCTGCTCCAGTGTCTCCCGTTCTTCAAGGATCGAAAAGAGGAACTCGGAGACACCGACACCCGAACAATGGACTTCATGATCCGTTTGATTAAGCAATCGTTGGGGGATGCAACATGAAAACATCAGAACTGACAGGCGCCGCCCTTGATTGGGCGGTGGCGAAGTGTGAGGGGAAGATTTACGGCGTACCGGGCACACGGTATGAATTCCAGCCATCCACACATTGGGCACAAGGCGGGCCAATCATTGAGCGGGAAAACATCAGCGTCATTTGTCTTGATGATGAGGACATTTCAGACGATAAGGGTTTTTGGACGGGTGAAAAGCTGCCGCAATGGGGCGCAGTAATTGGCACTCGGCATAACCTTGATGAAAACCACGGTTCACAGGGCGACTACTGGGGCATGTCGTACCGTGTCGATGAAGCTGCTATACGTGGCCCCACACCCTTGATCGCCGCCATGCGCTGCTACGTGGCAAGTAAGCTGGGCGATGAAGTCGATGTGCCTAAGGAGTTGACTTGATAACCGCCGTCCTTGTCGCCCTTGTCGGGGTAATCCTGCTCCCCCTGATTGAAAACTTCCTCGATCTTTAACCCACCAGCCCCTGAGACCCGCTCAGGGGCTTTTTTTGACCTTACCCTATGGAGACCCTCAAAATGTCCAAAAACCCGCCCAAAACCCCGAAAAAGCCCCTCGCTGGGTCTGTTGGCGCTCAAGTCGCCCAGACAGTCGAGCGCCTCAAGCTGAATGACGCACAGGCAGCACAGTATTTCGCTGTCCCCGTGTTCACAGTACGCAAGTGGCTCACGGGTGAACGTGAACCCGGTGCGGCTGTCGCCCGTCTGCTTGAGGTCATGGGCTTACTCGAAGCCTTGGCCCCTAACCTGCACCAGACTTTTCTGGTCGATCTCGCCCCACGGGTGAAGCGAGGCAGACCGGGTAAGCCTAAGCCCCCGGAACATAATTCGGTCATGTCAGAAAATCCACTCACGGAAGGTCAACCATGAAGATCAAGTACATCAAGCAACTGAAGAACGGCAAGCAACACGCCCTTGTCGAGTTGGACCCCGGCGAAAAGCTGACCACGTTCAATGAGGACCGGTTTTATCGACTTGGTGGACAAGTTGAAGACGTGGTGGCGGGCCATGTGATCACGGAAGCTGACCACGTTGTCTGGTGCAGCATTGGACAGGAGTGGGTGTCATGAACCCCTTTGCACATTTCCAAGCCCTCTATGGTGATCTCGGGCTGTCACCCGATGACGCAGCCCTCCATGTGTTCCTGTCGGGCTGGAATACGGCCATGCACGAGATGATGGAGCGGGTCAATAAGATGCCCTTCCAGAACGACACACGGGCCAGCTTCGCCGTGTATTTCCAATCGCAGATGGTTGACTTGGAGGCGATAGAAAAATGAAAACAGTAATTGAAATGGCCCGCGAGGCCGCTGGTGATGACTGGGGATTGTTTCAGGAGTTTATGCCTGAGATACACAAGCTGGCCGAGCTTGTCCGTGCTGACGAGCGTGAGGCGTGTGCGAAGGTGTGTGATGACCTGCACCCCGGTTTGGCAACAAAGCGAGCCGCTGAAATCATCCGAGCAAGGGGCAACACGTGAAACTGTGCTTCCGCTGCAACCGTGAACGATTTATCGAAGGTGGCATCCAGATGACCCCGGTCAAGTGGTACTGCCAATCGCGCTGGGTCAAGTTCACCCAGAACCGCAAATAAAAAAGGGGACCGATGGTCCCCTTTTTCAATCCTCGTCCATACTCGGGTCATACCCTTTGACCAGTTTGCGCCCGTTGGGCGACAGGGCGTAAATCTCATCCCGCTGGCGCTGCTTGGCCTTCAAGATCGCCTTGCGCTGCTTCTCGAACGTGGTCACGATGGCCGGGTTGATCGCCCACTCGGCCACGTGCCTGTGCACCTTGGAGCCGTCATCGAGCCGGATCACGTACCGGGCTTGCTCCAAGTCGGTCATGGTGTCAATCACCAGTTGATCTTTTGCCCAGTCGCTCAGGCTGTCGGGCCACTGCCTACGGGCTGACCGCTTGATCTCGGACAAGGTGATCTTGCCCTGCGTGGCGTGTTGGACGATGTGCTCGGTCAACCATTGGTCGAATTCACGCCCGATACCCTCATCGAACGCATACCGATAAGCTGGGACAAGGTAAGTTTTCGCAAACTCCACGACCCGCTGGGCCACGCTGCCCGACACCTGAGTGCTGAATGGCGACTCGATGATGTGCCACAGGAGCATGAGACGGCCCACTGTGCCCTCGAGCTTACCGAATGCCGTCATGAACACGGGGCCGCTGTGCAGCAGCACCTCGTCTTGCATCTTCTCGTTGTACCAGTACTGAAAATCCCGATAAATGGCGAACGCCTCGGGGGACAGCTTGTAGACCTGCGCCGGGAGACTGTATGCCAGCCTCATCACGGTATCCCACGCCGCTGTGTTCACCATGAAGTCGGGCAAAGGCTGACCCACGCCCCAGTTGCGATCCCGCAGCATCACGGGGATAAACCGCTGGAGCAGGCCGTCAGCGGCCAGTGACCGGCTGTTTTCCCGGAACACCTGCGGCTGCACGTTGCCGTAGATGCCCACGGCGAAGTTCTCGGCGAGGATCGACCCAGCACCCACCCGGTCCATCTTGTAGTAGTCGGCCTCGTAGGCCACGACCCATGCCGAGCGGTCATCGCCGCTTGACCTGTCGGTCATCTTGCCGATCCAGCCGTTCATCTCATCGAGCACACACAGCAGACCCCGTGGGTTATCCGCTGCGTCACGCACCAGCTTCTGGCTGGTCACGTCTGAGGTGACGATCTTGAGCGGTGCTGGTCGCTGGGCCAGATCGGGCACAGAAGGGGCTTGATCACCACCCAGCAGGGCATCGGGGCTGGCTGACCACTCAAGGAAGGACTTTTTGGCGCTGGCGTGTGCTGCCTCCTTACCCTCCCACTCGAGTGCTGCCTTGCTGTACCTCGGGGTGTCCTCGATCTCGATGTGGCGCAGCGAGGTGAACATGGGCTTGGACGCTGGGGACTTCTTGAGGGACGGCTTACCAATCGTCATAACCCACAAGACCGGGGGCACTTGGTAGCGGGGCATGAGTTCCAGCCGGGAACGTGCGTCAATGGCCCCGCAGACAGCGGCCAACCCAGCGAACAAAGGGACCAAAGGGTCGCTACCCATCTCGCTTCCTATTTGCAGTGCCCTGTCACGCAGCACTGTGGGGAACAGGTCCATGTTCACATCGGGTGCGTTGATGCGAAACCCTTCAAGCAACTGGTCAGGGGTGACCGTGGGAGGCTCTACGGCGCTGAACAACTCGGTGGCGTCAGGCATGGGTCGGGTCCAACCGTGAGACTTGGCGATGTGGAACAGTGTTCCCAACTTGACAGCCGATGCCCTGTCGGGCTTGAAGCTCATCCATTGGTTGACGATTTCACGTTCGCCGGGGTATTTGTCAACCGACTGGTGGCTCCACTCGTTCCACAGGTGCAGGGCTTGGTTAAGCTGGTCGGTCTGGGTGCCTGCCCAGTGCAGGGCCATGCCGATGCTGACCCACTCGTCACGGGTGCAGTCAGCGGGCACAGCTTCGAGGGCTTGCTTGATCTCCTCCCACGAGGCGTCAATCGTGCTGTCGGTGGCGATGGTGCGCTCTTTGTCCTGCGCCAGCATACCGTTCCACAGGTCGAGCAGGGGCTGGGGGATGACCGGAATGCGGGTCCAGTGGCCCCGGCCTGCCCACTGGTACGGCTGGCGTGTCTCGGGGTGGATTGACGGGGGCAGCACGTCCTGCACCGTGACCCCGCTCACCGTGGCGCAGCGCAGCTCGTACGCCGTGATGCCGCCGTGCATGATCTTCTTCGATGGCAGCGCAGCGCCGAAGGGCATCGTGTAAAGCAGCTTGCCATGCCCCGGCTTGCCCGAGTTGATGACCACGGCGTCAGGGGCATCGTAGAGGGCTTGGAGGTCCACGCCGTGCTCGGCCAGCAGGCTGGTTGTCACGGTCCAGTTGTCGATGTCCAAAGCCATCGTACCGCTGTACGCATGGGCCAAGCCGATACCAAAGCCCGGTGGCAGATCGCCTTGGGCCTTGAGGGCGTTCTGTTTGAGGTTCCAGCCCGGGGTGCGCGGCCCCTTGGTGTTGGCTGGGATGGGGACAAGGCTCCAGCCGTGTCTGATGTACGCATCGACTGATGCTGGGTGTTGTTGCACAGTCTGTGGCGCTGTCATAGAATGATCCCGTTGGTGATTGCAGTTGCCGACATTTTGTTCATGGAGCTTCTCCTTTAAAGCCTCGGTCTAACCACCGGGGCTTTTTCTTTTCCAAAAATAATTTTCAAACCGTTTGACAATCGTATCACAGGTTGTGCTACACTGCGTCATCGGCCAAGGAAATTATTTATGCCACAACCATCCAAATCAGCGTTTATGACTGTCCGAGTGACAGACATGACGCGCACCAAGTTTCATGAGAAAGCACGGAAGATCGGGACACCGAGCGAAGTGCACCGTGAAATCGTCGAGGCTTTCGTTGAAGACCGCCTCACAATTCAACCCCCTGTAAACCGTAACCCTCTGGAGAAACTTTATGTCACTCGAACTCAAGATTGGAGCCCTGACCGCTGCCGTCACCGCACTGACCGCACAACTGCAAGCTGGCAATGTAGCAGCACCTGCACCTGTTGCACCAGCACCTGCCCCTGTGGTACAAGCTGCCCCGGTGATTGTCAATCAGCCATTGGTAACACCTGTCTCCGTGGCCGCTGCACCAGCTATGCCCGCACCTCCTGTGTTTGAAGCACCTGTGGCCGCACCTGTGTCTGCTGGCGCACCGTTCTCTGACCCCAAAGGTCTGATCGACTACGTAATGGGTGCCTACAAAGCACTCGGCCCACAAAAGGGTGCCCTGATCCAAGGCGTCTTGACTGGTCTGGGTTATCAGAACATCAACGATGTGAAGCCCGAGCACTACGCTGCGCTGCACACTGGCGTTGAGGCACTGAAGTGAGCGATCACGCCAAGCTGTCCCCATCGAAGCGCAGCCGCTGGGCCTTGTGCCCCGGCAGCATTCGAGAGGAGGCCAAGTACCCTGACACCGGTAGCGGCCCCGCTGCTGCCGATGGCACACACTCGCACACGCTGCTTGAGCACTGCATCAACACTTTTTTGTCTGACCCAATGGAGCAGGTGGGGGAAACCTTTACCGATCACGAGGGTACGTTTGTTGTTGACGCTGACCGCGCCGCACGGGTTAAGGTTGCCGTTAATTACATTCGTGAACGATCAATGAATGGTCTGTTTCAGGTTTACTCTGAGCAAAAGGTAGACCCCGAGCACCTGTTGGGTCGTAGTGACTTGTCGGGCACCGTGGACTGCCAGATTTATGGCCCGGGTTTCGTTGAGTTGATCGACTACAAAGACGGCATGGGTGTGGTGACAGCCGAGGGTAACATGCAGCTTGAACAGTACGCTTACGGTGTGCTGGCTGGCTACAAGTTGCCCGTTAACGGTGCTTATCCCATTGATCGTGTAAAGATGACCATCATCCAGCCTAAGCTGGCGCTGCGTGGGATGCCTGCCATCACATCGCACGAGGTTTCTGTGCGTGACTTGTTGACGAACATGGGTACAATCATCTCGCAAGCTGCGGCCACCGATGCACCGGATGCCCCGCTTGTACCGGGTGACAGTCAATGTAAATTCTGCCGTGCCAAGGGGTCATGCTCTGCACTGGCGAATAATGTAATGAAGGAGGTCGGGATCATGTTCCAGCCTGTCGTAACGCAAACACTCGATGTCGCACAGCAAAGTGCCGATAAAGACCCAGCCACGATGGACGATCAGCAGATTCGTCAGATCATGGAAGCCGCTCCTCTTATGCGTCAACTCCTCGAAGCTGTCGAGAAGGAAGCACTGCGCCGTCTGGAGTCTGGTGGCAGCATCCCCGGCTTGAAGCTAGTCAACGGTCGTGGCTCCCGTGCTTGGGCACTGCCCGAGGAGGAGATGGCCGAGAAGCTGGTAAAGATGGGCATCCCTAAGTCTGCAATCTATGAGACCAAACTCGTCACACCCGCCAAGGCTGAGAAGCTGACGTGGGAAAAGAAAGACGGCACCAAGGTGACGCTGACCGAGCGCCAACTCAAGCGTATGGATCAGGAGTACGTCAGCAAGCTGGCTGGCAAACTCACTGTCGCCCCCGAATCTGATGGCCGTCCGGCTGTCATCATGAACGCTGCGCCGCTGTTTAGCGCAGTCGAGGCAGCACCTGTTGCCGAATCCCTGCCCTCGTGGCTTTCTTAAACTGGAGTAAATGTAATGTCTGAAATCATCTTTTTGTCGAACGTCCGTCTGTCCTTCCCCCACCTCGCTGAACCACAGCGCCAGATGAATGAGGCCACCGGCAAGGAACGCATCTCGTACAACTGCGAGTTCATCATACCGCAGGACCACCCCGGTTTCCAGCAGTTCATGGCCCGCTACGGTGCTCTGGCACTGGAGAAGTGGAAGGAACACGCTCAAGCTGTGATGAGCATGATCCAGAACGACCGTAAGACCCGCTGCTTTGGTCGCGGTGAGGAGAAGG